AAAGGTTTCCGCTTTTGAGCATTTTAAAACACCTATTTAAAATTTGCAACGTAGAATTTAACGCATCGTTGGTATTATCTCTCGTTTCCCACTTGGTATTATCTTCCTCCTTTACGTTATCGGTTATATCCATCGCAAAAATAGTTAACGTAAATCGTTGGATGTTGCTTTCAAACTGCGCTTGCGTTACCATTGTATGCACCAGCGGGAAAATGGTTTGTTTGGCAATATCCACGTCGAAAATATCACCGTTCGTTACCGTGTTCACCAACGGGTCATTGTCAAAATGGTTTTTTAATTCTTTGATTAATTCGTAATATCCTTTCATTTTTTCATATTTCTTTTAAATTCGATTTCTTCGATTTCGTTTTTTTGCTTTTCAAAGGTGAGGAAAGTAAGACATTGATGTAGTTGTAAGTTTGTAATTTCATCAAATCGTCTGACATCTCCGTGAGCAACTGCGTAAATACTTGAATACCACCCCCATTGTTTATTAAATTGCTCCCTTTCATTAAAACTCGGCGCTCTTTGCGATTCATCATTTTCATCGTCTCCAAATAATTGCTTGTACTCCTTAACAATTCTGCTCCTAAATTGTAAAAAAAAACCCGCGCTGATATCGCTATTTCCATTGGAATAAATTTCATAAACTCGTGAAATTCTTCGCTTGCCGTATATGGCGCAATTTGGTAACGTTCTTTTTCCCGTTTAATAATTGGTCGATACATAACCGCCATTGCTTTGTGGTAATCGTCCCAATTGTTTAAATGGTGTTCTAAATCGATATATTCGCCCCACGTTATATTTTCAAGGTTAGGAATGAATCCAAACTCCATTTCCTTATATTTCCACGTTTGGTAAAAATTTGGCTTTACGCTAAATATTTTTTGGAAATGTTCTAACAAGCCTTGTAACTCCGTGTACTTTATTTTTACCACATCCTTTAACTGGATTCCGCAAAATATCTCAATCATTTTTTGAACTATAAATTCTTCGTCATTGGAATTTTCTTGAACCTTTAAGAATTTTTGGTAGTTCACTAAGGGTATTTCGCTAATTGAACTTGGTAATGTTAATTCTAACTGCATATCTATTAAACTATTTATTCGTCTTTTTGTATTCCAAAACAAAATGGTAAGCCTTTAAAAGCATATCAAAATGAACTGCAAACCTTGCAAGGTTGTTAAAAACTATTTGCACCCTTACCCCCTTACGTTCGTAAATGTATTCCTCGATTACTCGAATCATTACTAACATATCGTCCGTTTTACCGTATTGCATAAACTCCGTATTGCGCTCCTATGCCTAACGTTTCCATTTCGTGATACCTAAATGCATCGATAGCGTGATTATTAAAATCGATTGGTTTGTTTAGTCGCTTGCCTTGTTTGTCCGTGTCCCAAATGTACGAGCGTAATTCTTTGATTAAATTACCGCTATTCGCAGTTACTAAGTATTCGTTGCGTTGGATAACGTCTATTCCGTAGTTAATCGAATCCTTACCTTTGGTTACTCCTTTAATTATTACCCCAAAGCGTTTAATTTCGTCAATGGATTTTGGTTCGGAACTATCCGCGTAAACGGGTACGTGTTTTGGTAGTAACTTGGCTATTTCGCTATTTAATAACCCCGTTTGGTACACCAACTCGTTAACTATTCGTTGCCCGTTGTAATTGTATATTTCTATTATTGCAGTCGGGTCATTGGTATATCCAAAGTCCAAACCGATTCCAAGTAACTTTGCCTCGCTGGGTATCGTGTCAATTTGTTTCCAGTTTGAAAATACAACCCCCTCTAACATTCCTAATTGACCTTCGCCGTATACCTTCCACCAATTTGCCCAATAACTTGACGTCTTCGCTTTCTCTTTGTTCTTTTCGATTTGGTCTATAATTGATTGGTCTAACGCTTCGTTATCTTTGTAGGTAAGAATTAAAAAGTCGGAATCCGGTTCATCCTTTAATTCCGTATGCACCCAAAATTCGTTGGCGGGGTTAAAATCTAAATAAACCTCTTTTCGTGTTCGAATAGCAAGTTCGTTGTAAGAATCAAAGGTAACGTTATTACACTCATTGATATAAAGAATGTCGCGCCTTGCACCACGTAGTTTACTGGAATCGTCCGCGGAAAAGAATTCAATAACGCTTCCATTGGCGAACTCGTAACGCAGTAAAGATTTGTTAAACCTATCTTCGAAAAAACGTCCCGTCCATTTCATTATTTTTAGGAAATCCTTTAACGCACCCCTTCGTAAATGGGGAATCGTTTCCGCGACTATTGATATTTCCAAACCTTCGTGACGTGCGGCTTTGTCGATTAAAACGGGAATTATTCCGAACGTCTTACCCGCGCTCGTACCGCCTTGAATAATCTTAATTCTTTTTTTAAGATTCAGTATCTTGCGAATCGCTGTTGTCTTCCGAAACATCGGGGAATAATGGTTGTTCTACGTTGGTAATTTCTTTCTTTTCTACTAAGTTGTTTAGACGTGCCGTAATGCTTGGGTTATAGATTCCCGCCATACCCCCGCCTATTTGGTCATTTCGAACCTCTTTGCGTATACGCGTAACGATAGTTAAAAAGCGTTTGTATCTTCCGTTCGTATTCGCAAAATAATGGCTTAAATCGCCTATAACGCCTAAATCCGCGCAGTAACATTCGAAACCTTCTATTGTTAGCGGGCGTTCTAATTCGCTATATTCGCTCCTACCTTCTTTACCAACGAAAGTATGTTTTAGAATAGGATTATTTTTTACGTGTCTTTTGTACTCCGTAAATAGTTCCCAAAGGTGTTCGGGTGAATGTATTTTATTTGGTCTTCCCATTTTTTTCGTGTTTTGATAGTTTAGATTCTTCAAATGTAGACGAACAAACCGCCAAACGTTGGTCTTGTTTTGGAAATTCTTTAATCATTGTGTCATTAGACATACAACGAATTACGAATTCTTGTTTATTCTCCGTCTTGTTTGGTTGTGGAATAGGCATTATATACAATTTTTAACTGATTCACCATTTCTATAACGCACGAACCGCACGTTGTATATTGTAATTTTTGATTAAAAACACGGTTGTTTATTTCCAGTAAGCGTAATTGTTCGCTTGGTCTTACCATACGTTGACCGCTGGTAAAGTAGTTATGTAAATAATCGTATTCGTCTTCCGTTAGCGGGTTCGTGTTTCGTTTGAATAGGTTGCTTATTTTGCTGGTTATCTTTGCGCCCCATTCGTTTAACGCCTCTTTACGTTCATCGCATCCGCAATCTTCACCAACTAAATGTTTAACAATTGCTTTTATTCCGGTTGCCTTCGTTACTTTTTCGACGGCATCGCCTAATTGAATAGGTTCTTTTTTCTTTACTCGTTTATTCATTGTTTTTATAATTATTCCATTCGTTTAATGTTGCCTTTTTAATCCGTGTTTTGCAACTTTTCAAAGAGGTAAAAATACTTTTAGAGCTAATTTTTGTTTTCTCGCTTATCTTACGAATTGACATTTTTTCGTCGCGGTAAATTGACCATAATTTTTGGTCATACCAATGCCAGTTAGATACCTCTTTTTCAATTGCGTTTTCTAATTCAATGTAATTATTTAAATTGGATTCGTCTTCGCGTATGTTATGCAAATTTGTTAAATCAATAAATTCGGGGCGGTTGCCTTTTTGCATTAATAAAAACGTATTTCTCAAAACAAAATAAATATAAGGCTTGTTTACTTTGCCGTCAATTATGCATAAATTTTCGCTGGAATATTTCATTAACCTAATATAAACCTCTTGTACTATATCCTCCGCAAATAAGTTTCCACCAAACATTTTGGTGATTCTAACCCATTCTTTATGCTCTTTTGCGATTTGAGTAATCCAATTCATTTGTTTAGATTGCCATCAAATATAATGTTTATATTTTAATTAAACTTATTTGAATCCTTTTTGTTGTCGGTAAACGTATTCGTCTAAGGTTCGAAGCGTTTTAATGCTTACCAATGCTCCCGACAAAAAGCGGTCTATTGTGTACTGATGCATTTTTAACCCTTTGGATTTAATTTCCTTTACAACTTGGTTTCGTGTTTTTGTAAGAAGAATCGTTTTCAACTCCTTACGTAATGAATTGTCATCTATAAACATAATTAAAAGGGTAAATCGTCGTTTTAAATTATTTGCGTGTTTATTTGTTTTGGCGCTTCGTTTGTTCTGGGTTCGCTAAATGAACACGAAAAATATTTAGTGCCTTTACTGGATTCCTTTAGCCATAAAGCTATTTCCATTTCTTTGCCGTTTACGTTTACTTTTCCTCGGTAGTCGGGTTGATTACCTTGTTTTTTGTCGTTCTTAAAAATCGCTCCCGTGTTGTTTTTTGTTTCCATTTTTTATTTATTTAAGTTTATTTCGTTTTCGTTTAGGCTATCGTTTAAGAAGTCGCGTAGCCGTTCGACTATTTTCCATTCGTCTTCGTTTAGTTCTTCGTATTTGTATAACTTACGCATTTCTTGTTGAAGTTCCCAAAGAACTACAAACATATCTTTGCCTTTTGTTGCGCAGTAAAATTCGTGTTCGTCTTCGGGTAAGTTAAAGGTTAGTTTTGCTTTCATATTATTTTCATTTATTCGTGCAGTAAATAGCACTATATTTTACATCCATTGGTTTTTCTTATTCACTTAAATTAAATAGTGCATCTTAAGGCACTATCATTTGTTATGCTAACCATTGTTTCATAGCTCTTTCTTTAATTTCTCAATATACAACGTTGCGTCCATAAGTTCATCTTGCAAATGGTTTAACCACCCTAATAAATCAACGTCTTTTCGGTCTAAATTCGTTCCGTATTTTCTTAAGCCTTTTTTACTTCGTTCGTAGTATTTTGTCATTACCGCTATTAGTACGGTGTCTTCGTGTTGAATCGTGTTTTCGTGTGTTATGTTCATATTGATAATTTATATTTACTTAAATCAATTATTCCGTGTTTTATTAACGAATCAAAATAATTCCATCTAACCTTAAAAAAAGGCGGATAATCAATAATTCTTTGCTTAAATTCATTAGACAATTTTTTGTTATCGCTAAAATGCTCTTCTTGTATGTTATGACAAAAAGAACAAAGCAAAACTAAGTTATCTAAATCTTCTTTTCCCCCTTTGCATTTAGCTAATAAATGACATCTATAAAGAACGGATGTAAAAGCGCAACCCCAACAAACATTATCATATAACTCCATTTGATACTTATTTTCCCAATGTTGCAAAATAGATTTTTTAGTAGGCATATTTCGTTTTTGGCTCATATCGTTTTCATTAATAAATTATAGTATTCACGGCATAGTTCTACGCGTTCTTTTATCTTTTCAATTACGGCTTCATCCCTTCGGATAAACCAATACTTTACCCTTTTATGTTCGGGGATATGGTCGAAAACGTGTTTAGATTCTACCTCTTTACGTAGTTCCGTGTTTTCCTCGATTAGGTTAAATTTCCAATGCGCCCTCCTTATTTCGTCTTCTACCATTTGAAAAGGTGTATTGATTAGGCAATAGGCTAAAATGCTTTCTTGTTTTCCCGTTAGCCACATATACCCTTGAAGCTGAAAAAAATAATCCTTATTAGGTACTTCTGTATCAAAAAACGGAAACGTTGTAGCGTCCCAAGAGCATTTAACGTCTAATAAGACTTCGTCCGTGTTTACATCGGGTGTTCCTTTAACCCAATCGTTTTCGAAAAACTCGTAATTCTTATAAATGAATTTATAGTTTAACACCTCGTTTACTAATGCTATTCCGATTTCTTCTACCTCGTTACCTTTATCCGTGTAACGTGAACTAAACTCTTTTTTGATTCCGTATTTTTCTTCCAATACTAAATCGTGAACGTAGGTTTTAGCCGTTTCCGATAGCACCTCCCCCGATTTACGGGGGGTTGCCATTATCTTTCCTATTTGTGAGCATCTTACTTTCATAACAAATTAATTAAATTAGACCTTCAAATAGTTTCTAATAATTTCATTTGCGCCTCATTTAACTGAAAAGCACTTAACAATAATTCTTTAGTGTATTTACCCGCTGCAATGCTTTCGATTGCCTTGCCTAACCTCTTGTTATCAATGTTTGGTTTTTTTGGTTCGGGTTTAACTTGTTCGCCACTTGCGTCCGTATCTTTGTCCGTAACCAAACCACAAATTGAACTAAGGCAGTAACGACGAAAATAACTACATCCCGCCCCAAATGATTGGTATAAATTCATATTTTTAAGTTCAACTTGTGGTATTAATGTAGTGCTTTCGATTGATTCCCCCGTTTCTACGTGGAAAAGAACGGTAACTAAATAGTTTTCCCCATCTTTAGAATTAAGCAATTGAGTAAAGCCTAATCCGTGTTTTTTTAGTAGCGGGTTAATCTTTTCAAAAATAGCTGGTAAATCTGCGTAAGAATACCCGAAGCCTTGCGTACCCTTGTGAATTACGGGTACTTCTTGTTGGAAGGCTGCCAACGATTTGAATAAATGTTTCATAGCGTATAAATTAAAACGTGCGTTAACCAAGTCGCACCCCTTGTTTTGTTATTAGATATAGATAGTTTCAATTCGTGTTGTGTTTCTTTTTTCAATACATATTACTTTGCATTCTTTATAATAGCCGTTATAGGCATTATTTTTAAAATCCTCCGCATCATTTTTATTAAGGAAATCGCATTCCATAACAATGCCTTTGTTAGTAATAACCGCCCAAGTAATAGGCGCATTTTTTTTGATATAATCTTTAGTTGTTTTCATAGCGTTTTCGTTTTTAATTATACACAAATGTAATACTAATAATTGAATTAGCAATACTCCGATATAATTAATTTGTTAAAAAATGTTAAATTTTAGTAAGTTGATGGTTTTTAATAATCCAAGTATTTTCGCGAAATGTAAAATTACCGTCTAATTCTCCCTTTCTTTTCAATGTTTTTAACTGGTTAAATTGTTCTTTTCGAATCATTCCCTTTATCCATACTTTCGAATAATCATTTAATGCTTGCAAAAAACAATAATACTCGCATTTTTGGCTATCGTTAAATGCTGATAAATGGCAATTATAATTTAAATCCGGAGCAAAATTAGATGCTAACGTTTTACATTCAACACGAAACCCATTAATTAAAAAATCGTAATCGTAGTTTTGAGCGTGTATTATTTCAACTCCTTTTTTTGTGTAATAATCAAAAACGATTATTTCACCCAATGCCCCAATTATATTTCCCTTTCCTTTACTGATTGAATTATTTAAAATTTGAAACTGGTACAATTCTTTTGCCCGTTCTATTTGGTTGCTTGTTGTATTAAATTCCAGCATTGATTTTAGATTTATAGCGTTTAATTATTTCGTTTAGTTCCTCCCGTGTCCATTTCTTGTTTTCATATGCGCGGGCATGTAATTCTATAAGCCTATCTGCTCCTATTCTTTTTTGGATTCCTATTTGATAATAAAGTATATTTCCGTGCTTGTGTTGGTTACAAGTAACACATTGTCCGTGTACATTTTCTTCGTCAAACGTTACTGCTTTATGCCCTCCCATGCTGAAGTAATGCCCCGCGTCAAATTTTGCTCCTAACGGCTTTTCGCAACTTACGCAAGGTTTATTCTTGTCCCTTAGTCGAATGTACTTATTAAACGTTATTTGAGCCAATTTAAGCAGTTCGGGTAATGTTTGCAGTTCGTCTTTTAATACCTTCTTTTTTTTCTTCCATTGCTTTTCCTTTTCCGATTCTATCCATACCTTTACGCAGTCGGATTCCAAACAAAATTTTTGATTAAATCTAACGGGCGTAAATACGGCTTTGCAGTTTTTACATTTCATAACTCAAAGGTTAAAGTTTTCAGTTTATTTTATAACTCCGTGGTTAACGCTTTTATTTCGTTTTTCAGTTCTTTATTTTCGGCTTTTAATTCTAAGCATAACCGTTCTAACCTAAATGCGGATGAATTCGCAAACCTTAGTTCTTTTTCTAAGCCGTCAATTATTCTCCGTATTTCGTTAAGGTCTAACAACGTGGCTTCCATTGATTCGATTAAATCGGTTCGGTGTCCGTTTTTCTCTTTTATTTCGTCCAAACTGCTTTGTACTTTTGTTGCGGTGTATGTGGTTAATACCTTCGCTTTTAATATCGTTAAATCGTCCATCTTAAAAAGGTAAATTTGATTTCTTTGGGTTTCGCATATCTCTTAATGGATTAACTCCGTAAAGTTCGAATCCTAAACCGCTATTCCAATCGCATAAAAGTTGCTCTCCGATTCCCGTTATTTTTCCTCCCGTTTCCGTGTCCTTTACTTTTTCGATACTAATCATTGTTTTATATTTCATTTGTTCGTGTTTTATTAGCCTATGTATTACTAACATATCGTCGCATCTATTTAGAAAAGCCTTACCTCCTTCAATATGGTCTTTTAATGGGGGTTTAAGATGTCCTTTCCATTCGCCTTCCGTGTAAAGGTTTCCGCTTCGCCCGCTTTCCGTGTTTGGATGCGTGTTAATGTAAAGTGTTATGCCCGTTTGATTTACAAACTCCCGCGCCTTATTCATAAAAGTATAGTTACCTTCGTATGTCATTTCGCGGTCAAGTCCCGTAAACGGGTCAATTAAAGCTACATCGCATTCGCTTTCCTTAAACACCTCCAAAAGTTCCAAAGGCTTGTAAAGTTTACTATTATCCACGAAAATAAAAAATTGCTCAATGTAGGTAAGGTAACTTTGTATTTGGTTATTGGTTAGGTTCTTGAATGGTTCGCCCGCATACATCTGTATTAAATCTCTTAAAATTTGTCCCTTTTGATTTTCACCGCTCCACAAACAGAACTTTAATCCGTGTTTTAATGCGAGGCAAAGGAAATACCAATTTATCATATAAGTTTTACCGACGTTATCGTGTCCCAAAATTATATTTACTTGCTTGCGTTTGAATCTTAAAAAGTTATCCAATACGCAATCAATGCCTAATCCTGCTTTTATTTTGCCCGCTTTTAAGTCAAGTAAGTATTGTATCGTGTCCCCTTGTTTAGTCAGCATTTGAATAATCTTTAGTGTCTTTGTAATTTAACATCTTTTGTACGTGGTTATACTGCAATTGTTCCAAAGATAATTCTTCGGGTTTGGTTCTGCTAAGGTAGGGTAAAGTATTTAAAAGCGTTGATTTCCAATTTTTAATTGGTTTCTCTTTGCCTTTAACATTCGTACACCAATTATTTACCTTCCACGATTCGTACTTTAATCGAACTTCCTCCGTGTTTATATCCGAAACGTTACTAACTGCATAAGCTATAAATTCCTCGCAAGAGGGTATAGTATTATTTATATCTCTTACTCTTACACTATCTCTTACTCTTACGGCATCTTTCGCATCGGTTTGTATGCGTTCGGATGCGTTCGCATTCCATCGCTTTTCTGCGTTTGCTTTATTTTGCGCTCGCTTGTTTTCGTATTTCACTAAGTCCCTTTTAAGCGTTTGCTTAATTGGCTCAAAAGCTATTTCGGTTACAAAATCGCATTCGGGGTTTTGGTCATTAACATACCTTAAAATATGCTTAAACAATTTACCCGCTTGTTCATCGGTTAGTTTTTCGGCAGTATGTATAATGTCGCAATACAATACAAAACCATTTTTTTCTTTAGCCATTGGTCTAAAATTTAATCAATAAAAAACCCCTGCAACTCCATCGGCTTCCACTTCGATTTCATTACAAGGGTTAATAACTCGTTTAAGGTTCTATAATGTGGAAGGCGAACCCGAATACAAATATAACTATTCTTCTTTTAACTTGTACTCATTTCGTAAAATTCTTCGTTGGATTTTTTCTAAACGTCTTACCGTGGTGCATTCAAGAATTTCGGAAATTAGGTCTTCCATATTTCTTACAACGGGATTACTTTCTAATTCCTCGCGTATTTCGGCAACGTCGGATAAATAATATTTGTCTTCGATTTCTTCGTAATATTTTGCGTTGCGAACGTTGTGCAAAACGGTTGCGTGGTTCATTTTAAACATCCTTGCGATTCGCGTAACGCTTAATCCGTGTTTGCTTAAACGGCTCATTAAAAAGGCGCGTTGATGCACTAAATATTGATTTCGGCAACGTCTTCGAAGGTTGTATTTTACTATTAAAAATTCGGCTTGTTCAATCATAAATTTTCTATTTCTCTTTTAACGTTTTGCCAATACTCGATTAAATCGAAAATTGTTTTGCTGGGCGTTAAGTTTTTAATATGTTCTAAATTGTTTAACATTTCGTTCGTAAAATTTACGCAAATTGAAACCTTGTTAAACTTGACAATTAAATAAATGGCTTTGTCTTTTGCGGTCATAATTCCCGTATTTTAATTATTAATTTTTCCCAAATATCCAAACGCCTAACCGCGTCCATTTTGTCGTATGCCGTTATCGTTATCCGTGTTTTCGTTGGTTTGCTCGTTGCGAACTTCCTCTGCCAATATAGTATTTCGTATAATTTCATTTTTTGCTTCTATTACTTTACAATAATGTTTCCAATTAAAATGCCCGCCTTTTACAAATGCGCCGCCGCCGTGGCACCACCAATATACCATTGCTCCTAATTCCATCTGTTGCTTTTCCATTCGTCTATTTTTTCGTTTTCTAAATCGTCTAATCTTTCTTGTAACATCTTTTCCCAAAGCATTAAATTATTTGCTTCGTTTGCGATTGCATCCGCTAAATTTAACTCTTCGTCGAACGTAAGTTTACAAGGTAATTCACATTCGTTCGCATCAAACCAAGCGGTGATATTTTCTGTTTCAACTTCGAACCCGCCATCAAAGTCGGGAGAGAGCGTAAATAAACACGAACCCCAAATATCTGCGCCGTTTCTTTCAAAGTAAAAATTACAACAATCGTTTTCAAGTTCTATTTGCCAACTCATAATAAAAAGATTAAAAGGTAATACAATAAAAACGGCATCGCAACCAATAATAAAGTCGAAAGTAAAAATTCTTTAATCATTATTCAAATTTAAGCGGGTTAATAACTCTTCCATAACTAACCAACGTTCGATTGCTCGTTGGGTGTCGGTGTCTAAATGTCCGAATGCGTCGATATTTTCTTGCATCGTTTCGCGTAGTTCTTGCTCATAGGCTTTAATAATTGTTTCCATAGCGTTTTTTTAATTGTGCGTTACGGATGCGCACCCCCCGTTTTGTTAAGTTATTGTTTATTTAAGAATTTTTCGTAATCGCAAAGAACTTTAATAAAATGCTCACGTTGTTTATCGGTAAGTTTTGCGGATAATGTATCAATAAATAACTCTGCATTTCTTTGACGTAAAACCTTTTCCATAGCTTCGTAAACTAACTTAGAATCAATGTTTTCAATGTTAAAATCTTGTGTTTCCATAGCGTTTTTTTTAATTGTTTCGTTAATAATCATAC